AATCACTAATTGTTATATTGTAAATGTCAAAATCTGAACTAAATACATCTGTAACAGTTGCACTAGATACTGCACTAAAAGAAGTTTCATTAATTAATCTTAGGTTACTCATATCTGTTTTACTCCATAGAGTTTTGCATTACCTGATATTGCATTAGTACCACTTGTATAAACTCTTATACCATCAACTAAACTTGTTAATGGACTAACACCACCACCAAACATAAATAAACTTTGTCCACCTACCCACACTTGATAAGTACAAAAACTGTATTTACTTGAATTTCCTAAATTGTAAAAGTAAGCATAAGCACTTGTTGGATTTGCTGAATAATAGTTTTGTGCAACTATTCTACTAATTCCTGTACTTTTTTCTTCAGCAAAAGAACCACCTGTAGTTCCATATTGTAGTGCATATTGATAATCACTTGCAGTTCTTAAAGCCCCACTTTCATAAAATTGATAACCACCATTAAGATTTGCAGTAGAACTTATACTATTTAATTGTAAAAAATGAACATCATATTTATCTTCTTGAATAGAAGTAAAATCTATATGTGAAACTGCACTTACAGTTTGTTCTTGAATAAGTTCTAAACTTCCACCAAGTTTTCCCTGTGATTGAAGTTCAGCAACATCAGTAATAGAAAAGACACCACTATTAGATACAGTTTGATTAGGTTGATTTTGTCCTAGATAACCATAAGGCATTGATCACTCCCTTATGTTATTTCTAAAATACTTGCAAACGCCTCTAAATCTCCACTTGCGTTTCCACCTGTGAGATCAATTTTATCTCCATTTTCTAAAAATATTTTAGAAGTTCCTGCTAATTCAATAGTGCTATCTGCTGGAACTGAAATTGTATATGCAATTCTTGCATTACCTGAAGTTCCGTCAATAACATCAGCAGTAATTGTGTCATCTGTAGCTCCGTCCACATTTGTAATTCTTAAAGTTACAACAATACCTGTTCCACCACTTGAATTGGTGTATAAAGTTTGTGCAGATGAAGTTACATCTAGATATGCGTTTTTATATGTTTCAGCCATATTATCCTTTCTATCCTAAAGCCAATATTAAACCCACAGTAGCACCTGCGGGAGCTAAATTTGCTATATCTTGTGCAGTAGTTTTTTTGATATTGTTACTATCAGAAATATCTCCAATAATTACTTCATCTCCACCTGCAACTGTAGCTGAAGTTTGTGCATTAACATCAACTGCTAGTGATACTGCACCCGAAGTTCCACCACCACTTAATCCTGCACCTGCAGTAATTCCTGTAATATCTCCTTCTCCAATAAAATTAGCCCATGCAGATCCATTGTAAAACTGTAAATCGTTTGTATCTTGTAAAAAGCAAAACATACCTTCGCTTGGGGAAGTTACTGCGGTATCTCGTGCTGAACTATCAGCAAAAACCATTACAACTTGCTCTTGAATATAATTATTAAAATCAGACGCATTAACAAGTTCGCCTGTTGTCCATATTTTAAATCCAGCACCTGCCATTAAAATTCTCCTTTATTAAGTATAAGCAAAGCGTGTTCCAATTCCAAGTTTAGCAGAACCTAATACCCATGCACTCGAACTTGCAGGAGATAATGTAAGTTCCCAATTCCACGACTGACTACTTGCATTAACACTGTGGCTTATACTTTCTATCCACAATTCATCAGTATAGCTTGAACTATCAGGATTAACTATTTTAACTGAAATTCTATCTCCAAATTCTAATCCTAAAGCCTTTTCCCATATATTAATATTTTGTCGTGGATTAATCTGCAGTCTATCAACTCTAACAATAGGAATTGAAGTTTCTGCTATTTTTTGATCAATTAAAGATAAAACATCAGTATCGCTAACATTAATTGTTGTTTGTTGGCTTGATAAAGGCCTGTATTTTTCTACAGAATTTGCGTCAGAAACATATTGAGTATTTCCACCTTCTCTAACCCACTCATAAACATTTATTATTTCGTTTAAATCAAAGCTAGTTATAACATCTGTATAAGGTAAATTTGTTCCGTCGTTACTAAAAGTTGCTTGGACTTCAGTTGCACGAATATTTGAAAGTCTATATGCTCTATTTCTAAAAGTTGCTGATCCGTCTTTACCTATAAAAAATTGTGCATTTTCAGCAGTTGCACACTCTCTAAGAGCAGTCAAGATATTTTTATTTGATCCTGATTGAGATTGAACTTCATTTGTGCCTGTTTGTATTGTTCTTAATCCTGAAGGGAATTGAATAAGATTAAGTATTCTTGACACACGATCACTACTTAATTCCTGTTCATCTTCATAACCAAAAACTGTTGAAATACCTAATCCTGAAAAACCTGCTCTACCTAATCTCCAACCTGCACTTTCAAAGTTTTGCGAGTTAAATATTTTAAAAGCATCTACACAATTAAAATTAACTGTGCTATCAGCACCTAAAGCAGGATAACTAACAGGTATTGTATCTAAAAAACCATAAAATATTGGATATTCAACGCTATCATAAGTTGCTTTTATTCTTACAACTTTATAAGGTTGTATTTTTGTAACTGAATTTAAACTATCATAATAAGGACTTGCAGTATTATTTGGGTTAAATCTGTTATCTGCATTTGATAAAGTTAATGTTGCAGTTCCTGTTACAAATTGTCCTAATTCGTTTTCTCTACCTCTTTTTGTATTAAATTGTCTAACAAAAGCAGATATATCAGTAAATGTTTGTGAATTATCAAAAGGATTACTGTCAAAACCAACTTCAACAGTTAAATTTACATTACTATCAAAAGCAACTGTCATTATGCGAATGTTACCCCTCTTTTAACTGCTTTAGTATAAGCATTAGCAACACTTTCAACAAATTGCTCATCATTACCAATAATTGTTCCTGCATTGTTATTGATCACTATATTTGTTTCTCCAAGTCTGCCCATAATATCTGCTTTTCTATCAGCACTTAAACCACCTGTAGTTGTTGGGAATTTTTGTGAGCCTGCACCACCACCTGCACCTGCACCTGCACCACCACCTGCACTTACACCAAAATCAATACCAACCTTTGATAAATTACTTGCGTTATTAAATAAAGTTCCAAATAATCCATTTATTTCTCCGATTTTTTCTCCTGTAATATTTGCTAATTTATTTAATGCGTCCTCAAAACCTTTAGTCCCAACACCAAAATTCGCAAGTGCGTTGGTTAAGTTTTCTTGAGCTAAAGCTTGTTCAAGTAAATTTCTTGCTGACTTTTCACTAATTTTATTTAATTCTTTTTGAGCCTCTGAAACACGATCTATAGCTTCCTTTCTTAGATCCTCTGCTCTAGTTAAATCCTTTTCTGCTTGTTCAACTTCTCTTAATGCGTCTTTTTCCTCTTGTGATATTGCAGTGCTTTCTTCTTTTAATCTACTTAATTCAGCAGTTGCTATTTGAAGTTCTAAGGCTTTTTCTCTTGATCCGTCTTGTGCATTAGTTAATTCCTCAACAGCCATTTTTTGTCTAAGAATTGCTAATTCTTCCTCTGCAGTTACTTGAGCGCCTAATCCTTGAACTTCAGCTAATTTTGCTCTTGCGTCCTCTAAGTTCTTAGTTGCTTTTTCAACATTTTCATCTGCCTTAATTCTATCTCTTACTGCTTTGTTTCTTTTTGTTTCTGCATTATCAATTCTGTCCTGTATTGCTTGTAATTGATCATAAGCACTTAAAACACTTTGCAACCCACCTAATAAACTATCCTCATAAGCCTTTGCGTTTGCAAGTGCCTCGTCAGTATTTTCCCCAAGTGCAACATTATTTGCTCTAATTAATTCAGTTAATTCTGCAACTGTGTAATTTTGATCTGACATTACATCAGATAATTCAGTTTGAGCCTGTGTAGTTTCCTCTGTTTTTTTACCTACAAAACCTGTATAGTATGATTGTAATTTATATGCGTCTGTTAAACGATTTGCTTTTTCTGTAGCCTCTGCATAACTTTCATTTCCTTTTTTTATCCATTTAAATAATCCACCTAAAGCTAAAGCAACTGAGGCAATAGCCGCACCCCAAGGAGTAAAAGCTAAAGCCGCACCTGCTACAAAACTTACTAATAGTTTGACACCTTTACTTACTTCATTAAGTCTATTTTTAAAGTTTTGAAACCTTTCAACTGCAATAGTTACTTGCTCAATAAATCGTGAAAGAGCAGGCACCATATCCTCTCCGATAGTTATTTTTAAATTTTCAATATTGTTATTTAATAATTGAATTTGTGCTTTAAAACTTTCTAATTGTTTTTCAGCAATTTCTGCAGTTGTACCCTGTGCTTTTCTTAATTCATTTTCATAATTTCTAATTTGATCCGTTGCACCTGATAATATCTTTACTGCGTCTGCTACACCTCTATTTAATCCTAATTGATCCAATGTAGCCGCCTTCATTTCGTCTGACATTGGACCTAAAACCCTATCCAATTCATCAATAATGTCTGCAACATTACGCATATTTCCTTCAGTATCAAACATTTGAAGGCCTAATCTTTCAAATTCCTCTTTATTTCTTGCAGTTGCTCTAGGAATATCACGCAATACTTGATTTAGTTTTTCTCCACCTTCAGCACCTTTTACACCTCTATCAGCAAAAGCCGCCAAAACAGCCACACCTTCTTCAATATCCTTATTTACTACCTTTAAAGCCGCACCTGCCTTAGTTGTAAGTGCCTCTGAAAATTGTTGAACTGTTGCGTTTGCTAAAGTATTTGCTTTTACTAAAACATCTGTAACACGAGTTAAATTTTGTAAGTTTTGTTGTGCGTCTTTTACAGTTAAACCTAACGCTGATTGAGCGTCTGTTGCTAAGTCTGTTGCAGTAGCCATATCAAACATACCTGCTTGAGCAAATCTTGCAACTTGTGGTAAAGCCGCAATAGATTGTTCTGCGTCTAAACCTGCTGAGGCTAAAAAGAAATAAGCCTCTGCACTATCAGTTGCTGAAATTGCAGTTTGTGTAGCAACTTCTCTTGCAGTTCGAGCCATTTGCTGATTTTGAAGTTCTGTTGTTTTCATGATCGCTAACGATTGTGTTAGCTTATCATCAAAGTCTGTGAAGGATTTGATACTTGCAGAAAGGCCTTTTGCAAGTCCTATCATGGCTACACCTAAAGCCGCAATACCGACTTTAGCTAATTTTGCTACTGATCCACCTAATAATTGACTTGATTTGCCTAAACCATTTAATTGTGCTTGAGCAAGTTTAGTTCCTGCCGTAGCAATTCTAATTATTAAATCTGCACCAACGCCCATTATTTCCTTTTCTTCTTAGCCTCTGCTTGTGCCAATGCTATTGCTTTATTCTGTTCATCTTGTTCATAAACATAAAACGCAACCCATTGGTTATACTCGTATGAGGACATTTTACTACGAAGTTCCCCAACTGTCAGCCCAAGATCACGAGCAAGTCTAAATTGAAAAAAAGTATCAGGATTGTTCTTGAAATTCGTCAGACATTTCTGCCTGAACTTCTCCCCCAATTCCATTAATATCTGCTATTTCAACAAATATGCGATCAATTATAGTTGCGTCTTTATCATAGAGTTTATCTATAGCGTCATCATCAAGAACAGGATTGATAACACTTGCTTTTAGTAAAGCCTTTTGATAGTCAAAAGCGTCTTTTCCAACATCAGTTGATATTCTTGCAAGTTCAACTTGCATTTTTTTAGTTAAACCCTTTACCTGTATTTTTGCCTTCCACTCGGGAATTTCAATTTCTTTTACAGGCACATCAGGAATATCTTTAATTTTACTTAGATCTAAATAATCCATTTGTGTTCCTTTACTATTTTATTTTAAAATTAGTGAGTTGCTCTAGTCACATCTCCACTTACTTGAAAATCAGCTGAATAAGATACAACATCTCCTACAGGAGAGTTTTGAGCATAACTTGTTAAAATACACTCGCCTGTGTATTTAATTGCTCCTGATCCTGTACCTTCAGGCGAATATTCAAAAGATAGAGTTGCTGACTGACCAATTACTGCACCTAAAATTCCGTCTAAAGTGCTATCCCAAAGACCTGCAACACTTAAAGTGCTATCTTTTAGGCCAACAATATAAGTTTTACTTCCGTCTCCGAGTGTAGTTGTTTCAGCCACATCTGCAGTTTCAGGGAAGTCCACAGAATTTACATAACTTGATATATCAGTTAATGTTCCACCTGAATTATCAATTTTAAAAACACTGTCTTTACCATGCACAAAAGCCATGTCTATTTCTCCTTTTTAATTATTTCTTCCAAAACCGATTATAGCAGTAAAAGAAGGACTTGTTCCCCCAACTGTAAATTCAGCTTTTAGATATCTATTTACTGTAGTACCCTCTGCAACAGTTTTAACTTCTGAAGTGGTTGTAGTTGCTTGTGTAAAAGTTACTAGATCCACATAAGTTGCGTCATCAGCAGAGTGTGTTATTTTTGCGTCAAGTGTAGGTGTAGTTCCACTTGCACTTGAAACAATTAAAAATCCTGCACCACCATTAGCAGTTGATAAGGTATTGTCCCTAGCAGTTCCACTTGAAGTTGCAGTATAAGTATTATTCTCTAATACTGTTCCGTTAAATAAGCCACTATCAGCTTGAATATCAATGCTTGTAGCAACTATATCTCCAACAGGACTTGATACACCATAGTTGGTAATATTTCCTTTACCAAATATACAACTATCTGTTGCGTCTAATCCGTCAATACCAACTGTAAGGATCATATCAGAGCCACCAAGCAAAGGTTGTAAAGTTGCGTCTGCAGTTGCGTCAAAAAATCCACCAATAGTTATTGTTCCGTCTTTATTTCCAACTATATATGTTTTACTTGCTTTACCAAAGGTTGTGCTTTCAGCAACATCTGCAGTTCTAGTTGTATCTACACTATTAAAATAAGTAGAAAAATCACTATTATTTACATAAACCTTTGTGTCTTTACCATGTTTAAAAGCCATTATCTTTTACCTCTACCTCTATTATTACTTCTTGTTCTTTTTCCTGCACTATATTTAGCCATTATTCCTCTTCAGCCATAGCCATATCCATAGCAATTTCGTGTAGTTTCTTTTCTTTATATTTCTTATCTACTTTAACAATTATATTTTGATCTGTAAGCCATTTAATACTTTTAGAAGGAATAACTTTTGTGTCTATAATATCTCCTGCCTCATAGACTTTACCTTCAATATTTATATTTACTTTAATTTCATACATTATGCTATTACCTCTACAACAAATTCTACACCAAGATAATTAATATTGTTTATACTATAAACACCATAATTACCTGCACTTACTACTCTAACAGATTGTGCCTCTCCGTTCAAAGTTTTGTCAATTTCTACTTGAGCCTTTACCGAAGTAGCACCTGAACTTGCTAAATATCCGTCCAAAGTTTCTTGACTATCTTGTGCGTCCACCCTGCTGATATATAAAAAAATTGGTATTTCATACCTATCAGCACCTCTTTGCATACTTGCGTCATAGTTGATCCCTTCCATTACGCCTACAACTGCAGTTGGTGGCTCTATACTGTCAGGCACATATCCATATACAGATAAAGTGCTTATATTTGCTAAATTATTTTTTAATTCATTTCTAATATTCGTTAAACTAGCCATTTGGTAATCCTTTCGGTAATTTCCTACCTGCTCTCCATGTAGCCTCTATTTTTAATCCTGTTCCTTTTAATAATAGTTTTTTCTGCACTTCATTTTTCTTAATTGCAATTTTAAAAAATGGAATTATAGGTGTTCCTTTTTCTGCAATAGCCTTTTGAACTAAATAAACAGGTATTCCTTTTGCGTCTGCCCAACCCTGTAAAGCCTTTGCAGGAGGCCAATGTGGTTTAGTTCTTGACCACGGCTTAGATAACTTATACTTTTCATCATAATAACCATGCACATACAACGCATAATCACTTCGGCTAAATACATCAATTCCTTCAGGTAAACCACCAACTCCTCTAACCTGCTTAAATGTTAATGATCCTCTTAAATTTCCTGAAAATCTTGGTGCCTCTTGTTTTGCAGTTGTTACTATTAACTGACCATAACTTGAAAAAAAATTTCTTAAAGCAACACCTGCAAGTGTATTTAATTCAAGTCTTTTTGCTAAATTTCTACCACCCTGTATATCAAAACTCATAATCTCCTTTTTACATATCCTTTGATTAATTGTTTTGCGTCAGGATCTATTTTATTAAATAATTCTTGAGTGCCTGTTTGTTCATTACCAAAAACATTAAAGGGTGTATCTTTTCTTTTAAAATATCTTGTTGCCTGTATTAAAGTTGCTTGTGTAATAGCCTCAGGAATTGCAGACCAACCAAATTTTGCTTGTATTTTTACATTTTTTAATATTAATGGATCAAATCTTTCAGATGATCGTGTGGCTATTAATTGAATTTCTGTATATGGCCAATAATAAGTTGCATTTGTAATTACATTAATTTCAGGATTAAGTGGCTTTAAAATAAAGTCTGTATCAATAGTTAAAGTTGTATCGTATGTTCCGTTATCTGTAGTATCTAGTGAAATTACTAAACCTGTAGTTGTGGATATATCATCAGTTAGTAAATAAAACTGATTTGTTACATTATAATATTTTGTCTGCACAGTGTCATCTTGATAAAAGTATCTGTTGCACAATTTATCAATTAACCGACTTGCAGAATTTATTGCATTATCAATATTTGTATCTTGACCTGATCCACTCAAACCCAAATAAGTCTTTAAATCTTCTTTATCTACATATTGAGTATGAGCCATTTAAGACCTACTTTGTTTCTTTATCTTTTTTTTCTTTAGTTTCTTTTTTTAAGCCATATTCTTTAGCTTGTAGATCGCTAATTTCAGTTCCTGCTCTGTGAACTAAATGACAACCCTGACCTGCCCATTGTTTTGGGTGGCCTTCTGAAAGTACGAACTCTCCGTCTTTCTCATATAAATCTTTTGCTAATTTCATTTTTTTCCTTTTCTTTGTTTGATCCTCACTCGCCTTTATATATGACGAGTGAGAAACCAAAACCATTTTAACTTAATTAAAAGTTAGTAATTGAACAGAAAGCAGTTGCACGATAGATTGCGAAACCTAATCTCATACTTGCCTTCATCATTACTTTGTCCTTTGTAAAGAAGTCTGAGTGGCTATCAGACATTGCAACTTCCATACCTTCTCTTGATACGATATGGCTTGCAAGACCACCACCAAAAACACCTACAAGAACTGTTCCTGCAGCGATTGCAGTTGAAGGAACTACTCTTACACCCCAAATAGAAGGTGTTACGCCGTTCCCAAACATACCTGCACCAACAAATAATGGGGATTTTTCTGTATATCCCGCACCTGAAGTTCCTGCAAAATCTACTGATACTGCAGTAACTACATCGTTCCAATCTGAAGGGTGCATAATTATTGCGTCAGGCTCTAAAAATGCGTCCTTTCTGATTTCAGTAATTGCTTGATAAAGTTGTCCAATTCTACCTAAATTACCTGCGTAAGATGAAAAGTCAAAAGTATTAATACCTGACTTGTTCAATACACCTGTAATATTTGGTGCAGTTCCGTTACCATTTAGTAATTCACTATCTAGTCTTAACTGCAACATTGTTCTTAATCTACTGTCTAAATAACCATTTACAGACGCAACATCAGCTAAAAGTTCTTCAGTTACAGGAATAGAAACACCAAATTTTCTAATGTTTTCTGTTCTTTCTGTAAAAGCCAAAGCGCTTTCTCCAAAAGCCGCACCTTCAGCAGCCTCAGCCGCATTATTTGTAAAGGTTGTTTCTTCTAAATACTTGTATTGATATTGTCCTGTTGGAATAACAGAAAATAAATCAATAACTGCATTAGGATTTCTTAAGGCAGTAGGATAAATTAGATCACTTCTAACAACTGCTGGTGGATAAGCTGATGCTTCATCTACCAAAGTTTTCTTTTCAAGAATAGGATTATATTTAATCTCAGAGCTAATGTTTAATTGCCCATTTTCCATATATTCCTTAAATGCTCTTGAATTTCTTACTTGATCTCCAAGTGTTAGTTTTACTTCTGCTTTTTCCTCATGAATTGGTAAAGACTTAACTTCTGATCCTTTAGCAATTTCTGCCTCATTTTCAGCTTTTTGTTTTGCGAAAACTTGCTCATCTCTTACTTCATCGGCTAACTTTTTTGCCTCTGTATTCATTTGAGCCCATTTTTCTCTATCTTCTGCAGTAAAATCAGAAAAATCTTTTTCTCCTGCAAATTTAGCTAAGTTCTCTCTTAATTCGTGAAGTTGTGCTTGTTTTTTTTCACTCATTAATTTCTCCTAAATCGATCATAAGCATATCGTTAAGTATCTCATTTGTTTCTTTAAATAAGTCATTAACATCAAGCTCATTTTCCTTTATTATTTCTGTCTCATCAGCACCTATAGACAATAAGGTATCAATATCTTGGTGCATATCTTGTAATGCGTCCTTCAATTTCTCCAATTCATCTACAGAATTTTCTGATAGAGTTTTATTTTTACTCAATCGCAAGGCAGTAAGCTCCTTTGCTCTTTTCAATAAAGCAGTCATCTTGATAAGCAAGTTATCTACTTCATCAGTAAATCTTAATCCAATATTTTCCTGTTCCTCGTCTTTAATTTCAGGCTCAATATTTTCTTTTCCTTCTTTAACGCTTACAGTATAGGTATTTTGATTAGCACCTACCATTACAGGAGATACTTCCCATACTTTTAAATCCTTTAAATATCTTACTTCTTGGCTTTCCCCATTATCTTTTGTAAAAGTTCCCATTTCGCTATCATTAACTTCAAAACCAAAAGACCATTGTTGCATATCTCCCATAGCCTTTACTGTTTCATAAGCCTCTTTACCTGCATTTGTATTCAAATTGAAAGATCCTTTAAAAACTGCTTTGTCATTATCTTGCACAATTTTTCCTTTACCTATTATATTTTTCCAATCGTGTCCCCATACCATAGCAACACCTTTATCTCCATATCCACTTCTAATAGAGTTTGGAAGTACAACATCATTGTCGCTATCAATTTCATTAAATACAGAAAAAACTGCTTCAACAGTTCCATTATCATGATCAATATTTAAAATACTTTTATCTTTAAATTCTTTCAATTTAAACCCTTTTCTCGTGATAGTTTAAAAAGCACCTACAATTTACAGTTAGATCAGGTGTAGCCCCAAGTGAGCTATCCCCAGGGTAGTCTAACTTATATCCGTTATACTCAAATAAACTATCCTCGTTTATTTCCGTTCCGTCTAAAACCACATGAGCGTCTCTAACTTTTCCGTCTCTTTGAGAAACCCACTCTTTAGTATAAACAATCTTAGTCGCTTTTGCACCTGTTTGCCTTCCAAAATTTGCTAATTTATTACTTTCAGTTCTTGCGATAGTAAGTGCTCTAGTTAAATTATTTTTGCTTAATATTTTTTTAACTTCTCCTGCTACATAATTTTGTAACTGACTTCCTGTATAACCTAAATCAAGTGCCTCTTGTAAAGTCTTTGTAAGTGCAGTATTAAATCTTTTCTTACTTGTTGCTGATAAGGCAGGTAATAAGTTATCTATCTGAGAAGTGATATATTCAGCAACTTCTTTGTTTGATCTGACATTAACTATAGGGAAGTCCTCTAATCTTACTAACCTATAAAATAATCCCTGTTCAATTATTTCTTTTTTACTTTCCTTTGTTAAAACAGGAATTGAATAAGGCATTTCTTTTTCTGTTGGTAATAATAAATCTACCTGATAGAAGGCATAGTCATTAACTAAACTTATATAATAATCATAAATAGTGCTTTTCCAAGTTTGCGTATTATTATCTATAGCTTGTTCAATAATCGCATTTATACCAATTTGTGTTGGATAATATCTTTTTAATTGATCATAAATAGTT